CCGCGTCAGGCGCTGATTGCCTCGCGATGGTCAGCATCATCTCCTGCATGCCGGGGAACTGCTCAAGGTTTGTCAGTGCCTGCTTTGCTTCACGGAGGGCTAGGTCGTAATCGCCGTCCTTCATCATGCGCATCTGCTCTGGCGTAAAGCCCTCTAGGCTTCTAGGAAAGTTTGGGTCTGCCTCTCGCCTAGCGCGATTTGTAGAAAAGTATCCCTGCGGATCCATAGCACGGTCGATTGATGTGATGTCGGCGGCGGTAAAGCCTCCCACCGCTTCCGGGTCGCCACTATTTTTTGCGGCCTCTCGCTGCCTTGCTGCTGTGGCAGAGTCAACCGCACGCATGCCCTGTCTTTGCAGGTTGATTTCTTCCGCCAGCATATCTAGGCCTTCGAGTGTTTTCATGCTTTGAAGAGCCTTGTTCAATGCAGCGGTACTGTCTGTGCCACGGGAAACGCTTACCAAAAAACTTCCTGCAACTTTCTTTGCATTCTCGCGCTCGCTCTTGGCCGTGTTGCCGGTCTTCATGTAGTCGAGCATCTTGTTCGCAAGCTTGACGCGCTCTTGTGCGGCGGCGATGGCGGGGTCGTCAGAGGCCCCGAGAGCTTGTGCTGCACGCTGCGACACATCGTTAACAAAACTTTGAACTTTTTCTGCACGCTCTTTTTGTGCGGAGATGGGGTCTTTATCCAAAATCTCTTGCATTTGCGCTCGACGCTGTTGCTCCCCAGCTTGGCGGCGCTGCTTCTTGGTAGCCCCTGGTTCTCGACCGCGAAAGCGAGAGGCCGCGCGGCCTATGACGCTAGATATGATTTCGCCTGCTCTCGCTCTTCGGGCACCGGCAATCCTTCGGCGGATTAGTTTGTCGTAGTACGCCGTTGTCGCAGCTTCGAGAGCCTCTGGGGGGAGTTCGCCATTTCGGATTGCGCTCTCAATCTGTGTAGGACTCATCCGGGCAAACGCCTCGGGGCTTAGCGCGGGGTCAAGCTCGGCGGGCGGGTTGGCCGCCGCAACGCGGGCAGCCTCTCGGCGAAGCAGGGTTTCTTCATCAATCAGAGGCGCGCTATCCATAACATTTAAGGCGTCGAGCACACCTTGCCCGAGACGGTCTTCTGTTTGTCGAAGGGACGGCATATCAAGCTCATCGTCTTCAATATCATCAAACTCATCTACAAGTTGTTGTGCTTGCGCTCGCGTTAATCGTGCCATTAGAGTACGCCCTCCGCGATGTCTTCAACCATGCCGGGGATAACTTGTGTGACCGCCATGAGTTCAGCTTGGTCTTTAATCGGGGTGACGCTTCCCATGCCTGTTAGTGCCGCGAGTCTGCGTTGACCTTCGGTTGCAACGCGCTCTCGAATCTGTGCGGCGAGGGAGCCTAGCTGTTGGGCTTCAGCTTCTGTCGCTCGTTCGTCGGCGGCGGCAAACGCTTTGGCTGCATCTCCCGGTGCCATCGCGCCACCCATCTGCATGCGGTTTAGTTCTGCACGAAGACCTGCTTGCGCTGTTTGTCTGACGCCCTGCATAGCCCGCTGCATAGAATCGCGTGCGCGGTCACCAAACCCTGATGCTCTGAATGGGTCGGACTGATACTCGCGGAACTGCTTTGCCGCCATCATCTTGGCGATTTTCTTAGGGTCCGACGTTCCGTACTCGGCTTTTAGGCGTTTCTCTTCCGCTTGGTACGACTTGCCTCGCTCTTCTAAGTCGTCAGCTTTAAGGTTAAGCCTAGCTTCGCGAAGGCTCATGCCTTGGTCCATGCGAGACTTAATCTCGGGGCGTCTTAAATCCATGTCACCAAGAGGTGATATTCCAAAGGGGTCTTGAACTAACTCTGCCATAGTCGCCTCAATCGTCTTTAGCTTTGAAGAACATGACCTTCATCGAGCGCGCTCGTATTCTGGTCTGCTTAACGTCTTTGGATTGAATAACCCGAAGTGACGCGGAATGGAATCCTTTGGCGAGCGGCACCTTACCCGGTAATGGCAGCCATTGATGACCAGACCAGTATCGGCTCTTGTATCTATCGCGTAGGTATTTTTTGTTTTGAAAGTTGGAGCCGCCTGGGTCAGCGGCAAACATTGTGCGGCGCACTCGACGGACGTTACAGAAGTTGTCTTTGGTGTCAGCCTCGCCTTCGCGCTCTCCGTCTACAAACAAACGAATGTGGCTTTCCTTGTCATCGTCGTCCGAGTCGTTGGTCCAGCAAACTTGCCACGTCAACAAGACGTAAGCTTTGAAAGGCAGGTAGAACTGAATCGAGGCTCCGGGTATTGCGGTGTACGCATTCTTCGGGGCAGACTCTAGGTTGGTCTTTCCTTCATAGATTCCGCTGATTGCCTGTGCTTCCGAGGCGTTTTGATGCGTAAAGTAGTCTAGGTTGCATGTGCCCGCAATCATCTTGCCACCAGACACGGATTGTTTCTGAAGGTAGGGGTATGTGACCGAGCGGTTAGGAAAGTTTAGATTGTCTTTGTCAAGATAGCCGTTGATAATCGAAAGCGCGTTTGGTGGAGAAAACGAAGAGTGAAAGTTCTCAAGAATGTTTTCACCACTAGGGATGTTTCCGTCTACGAAATCAATGAAGGTAACCAAAGGCATTAGACTGCGTCCTCCTGCTTTTTATACTCAAGCAACTCTGGATTGGCAATCTCTTGACCCTGTTCTTCTTGCCTCAAGTCCCGCAGGGTTGACAGCGGCTGGCGGAGTTCATCCGCTTTTAGTTTCCGCACAAGTTGTCTGACCCGAGCCACAGACATGGCGCTATCAGCCTGCGATCTGGACTCTGGCATCACTTCCTCCGGCGATAGCGGCTCCTTCGCCATTTTGTTTTTTTAGAGCCTTCAGCTTCTTTTTTTCTAAAGGCTTGGACCTTGTCATAACTCATATCTCTGAAGAGCAAGACATTCTCCATGTTTTCGGGAGCGCCTTTTTTGTACCTGCGCGGGCATTGCCTAGCCACTACGCAGGCAATCTGAAGCGCAGAAATCTTATCCCAGTGGTGGCGGTCCCGGCGCTTGCCCGACTTGCCCGAGTGCAGCATCTCCGAAAGAGCACTGCGCTCCATGCGCTTGTCTTCTCGGTAAGAGCCTAACTGGCCGACAGTGTCTTCGTCTTTCAAGATTAACTCATCGCGAAGCGCGTCTTGAAGGTACGACAGCATCATGCTGACTGACTTTGCCGTGGCGGCGATTCCTGGCTTGTAGGGCTTTTCGTAGAAGAGATTTGGATAACTAAGCTCTTCAAGTAGAGCCAGAGTAGCAACACCAACGCCGTTACTCTCCACAGCCACAAGCGCATTGTTGTATTTCTTGCCAACCTCATTGATTTTCTTTGCGAATACCACTGGGTCAGTGATGCCCCCGTAGGTTGCGACTTGGGTCCATTCTCCATCGTACACCTTTAGCACTTGGAATGCGGCATGGTCGCGAGCAGCATAACCTGCCGGGTCAACGCCCATCGCATACACGGCCCCCGGTTCTGGTTTCTCGTACTCCATGTACGGGCCGCTCCACGGAACCAGCAGTTTTTCTTGGTGTTTTTTAAGCAGGGTCGAGTGGAACACCGAGCCGACAGACGCGATCCAGCAACTGATGTCGTCGAATGGGTAGTACACTTTGAACAGGTCTGGGTTCCTGCGGATCTCGGCATCCGTCTCGATCATCAGGCGGCGGAACTGAAGGTTGTCTTTTTCTAGTCCGAGATGCCCGTACTTCTCCAACAGCCCTATCTCTTCGAGCGTTAGCTTCTGACCCTTTGGCCACGGCCTCCGGTTGAGCACCCCATCCCAGAACGGGAAGAAGGCATACGCCCATCGACCTCGGCCCTGCTTTGCATCACGACAGTGGTCGCGCCACCATTCCGCAGAAGGCTCGCTCATAGGCGACGGTGTCGATTCCAGCAGCACTTGAGAGTGGTCCCGGTTAATCATGGACGGGTAAATCATGGAGAACTGGTGACCAGCATTACGCCAGTACGGTAGCTCCGACCCGTGAAAGCTGTCAGGCGACTGGCCGATGCCGACCGCGCCCGACTCACCGGACAAGACGCGCATCTTACCGCCATGCTGAAACGTCAACTGTCTTACTTCCCGATTCGGAACTGTCTGCGCTCGGACTAGCTCGGGCCACCGGCTGTGGGTCAAGTGGATTCGACGGTGCAGATACTCGGCCCTGTCTTTGTTGTCAGCGATACAAACATGATCGTGCCCTGGAGTGTACGCTGCTTTGACGTACCCACAAAGCTCTGACGTAAGGCTCTTACCTGCTTGACGGTATCCAAGGAGGGTGAGCCACTTGGTCTGCCCCAAAGCTGTCACCGGAGGCTCTGAGTAGTACGAGACGACGGTCTCCTGTAGGCGGTCAGTAATCGCAAACGGGTCGAAGACATTTTCTTGTCCCGTTTTTTGGTCAATGATTTTAGCGTAGGCGCGAAGGCTTATTGCTGGATCGCATAGAGCTTCGAGGGCCTCACCTTCAAGCGGGATGGTCATTACCACTTGCTCCGGTTTGCCCAGTAAGCCGCGCTCATCTTGCCCTTAGCAATGTTCTTCGCGTGTCTTGCCTTAAAGCTGGCGCGCTTCTTACGCATCTTGTCGCCCTCGCCTTTCTTCGGCTTGCCTGCGGTCTTCGCGCCCTGCTCCCCATAGCGTATCAACTTGATTCGGTCGCCCTCTTTTGCGAGCACCATGTGCGACTTCTTCGGATGATTCGGGGTCCGCTTGGGCTTGTTGTAACCAGATAGCCCGTGCTTCTTCATAAGCATCGCGCCTCTTGCAGCATTGCGCCTTTTCTTAGCCGTGACCGCCATAGCTACCTCTTCTTGCCCTTATGTAACCCGTGCTTGGCGTACTGCTTGCCTGCGGCTCTCGCCCTGCGCTTGACGGCGTTGGCTCTAGCCAGCTTTTTTGTTCCGCGAAGACTCTCGATGGTCTTGCGGGGAGCGTACACTTCGCCGGTGTCCTTGCTCTTTTTGCCGGAGGCGGTGGTCCAGTCTTGGTCGGTCCAACGCTTGAGGGACTTTTGGGTCTCTTTCATTTGTAGCCCCCGCCTTTTTCTTTGTACCTTTTGGCGAGCATCTGGGCTTTGCGGGCAGACCACTGGCCGGGTGCGCCGCCTTTGCCCCCCGCCTTGATGGCGGCGAACAAACGCTTGCGCATGAGGGGCTTCGTATAGTTACCTGCCTCGTTGACCCGGCTTTTCTTTTCGGCCATGTTTCCTTACCCCTCGTCAGGTGGGCGTACCTCTCCTGTCCGATTGAAACGCAAAATCTCTGCGGCTTCCGGGTCTGTCTCGGCCAGCTTTTCAAGCGCCGCTACATTCCTGTCCATTTTAATCCGCATTGCTTCCGCAAACTCCAGCATTGTAGCTTGATCTTCTTCCATGCCATCCTCCCTAGTCAGGCTCTATTCCTTGTCTACGCAGATACTGAGCGGCCCCATCAGCAAAGTCATAAGAAGCTTGAGTGCCCCCTAGTTGACGATAAAGGTTTTGCTCATAGAACCACAGCACCGCCTGTACCTGATAACCTTTCATTCCGGTTCTGTCTGCGACCTCACGAAGCCATCGCTTCATGACGGCGCGTTCAACAGCACCTTGTGGTGCCTCAACCGTCGCTGGTCCAACGACAACGCCTTGACGCTTTTTGTCCGAAATGACACGAAGTTCCTTCCATTCTTCAGCCGTAAGGTCTGACGCTGTAGGAGTTCGGGAAAGTTTGATACCGCCTTTTGACCCCCTGCTCTCCTCAATGTCTGACAACTTTTTGACAATGCTGTTTTGAATCGGGGTCCTTTCTGTCTCGGACATACGACGCAGGGCCACTAGGTTGTCAGCGGTGCCCTTTCTGTTTGTAATAAACATATCACCGATGATTCTGCGATACGTTCGTGTCGCCCAAACGTCAGCGGTAATGTCATACAAGCCGTTGATGTTTTTAATAAACGGACCGACTTTTGGACCAAACAAAGATGCGCCAAGCAATAGTTCTGACTTGGTGCCCGTTACTTTTGTGGACTCTTCGTAGATAAACTTCGACAGAATCTTTTGCGATTCGACCTCGATTTCAGCAGCCGACATCGAGCCAGGGTTTTCGGATAGCTCTGCAATCGCTTTCTTCACAGCATCAGGAGGGTCCGCTCGTAGACGGCGAGCGTAGTCCTTCTTCATCGCCGTCAACTCGTCAGCAGTGTGAGGACTCAACAACCATCGCGCCGCCCCTTCGGGTTTGCGCTGCTTGATTAGGTCCGCAAAAAACAACAGGGGCTTCAGGGACGAGTGACCATAGAGCGTGACGCCGTCTGACTTAAAGCCTGTGATTGTGCCTGTAGTGATAAACTCTTCGTACACTTGGAGGGCGTAGTCCCAGTTCATCTTGGCGTTTTCACCGGGAGACAATATCCCGGCAAAGGCGCTGACCAGCACTCGGTCGTACTCACTTTTAGCTAGCTGGGGGAACTTTTGCGCTGAAAGTTGGAACGCCCTAAAGATGCTTTCGTCGTACCATTCTTGCCCGCTGATTGCCTGACTAAGTTGGTACTCAACTTCGTCTACGCCCTGTTGGACAAGCGTTTCAAAGTCTTCTTCGGAGTTTGCGGGGTCCAAAACTCGACCACCGTTGTGGGCCATGTGAGTGTCTTCCACATGGTTGGCGATGCCAACAACAGATGAGTCCTCCAACTTTACATCGTCCCTACGCATCACTAGACTTGGGGCAGACGCATCACTAAGAATGTCTTCTTGCGACCGGGTTCCAAAGTTTTCTATAGTAGGGGTGCGGTCTTTAACGACATCGGGATACTCTTCGAGCACATTGTCAGGTACAGGAAGACCTTGTTCGTATGCGCGCTCAACAAAGTTCTTGTGGAGCTTTTGGAGGTCTTCCATTTGACCGACGCGCTGCTTCTCTACGCGCTTGGATTTTTGGGGTGTACGCAAAAAGTCTGTGTTTAAGTTTTCAAACGAGTCAACAAACTCGTCAAAGGTGAGGGTCTCTGGGGCTTGGGGGAAAATACTCTTCTCTACCTCAAACGTGCGTGCGGCCCTGCCAGTTTTTTCGCCTGCGCCCCGCACAGCTTTGGCCGCCGCATCTTCAGCCATCTCCTTCATGGTTCTCTTGACGATTTCTTTCCCGGCTTTGCCAGCAGTCTTCCCTGTCTTCGCCACTCCGCCCACAATAGGAATGCCGCTTGCGGCTGTAACTAACATTTCCCCAGTTTTGCCGAGCGACAAACCTTCCGGGTTCTCTTCGGCAAGACGCTGAACGTCACGCTTCGCACCGAGTGCCCCTGCGACCGGGTTTGCTATCTCTAGGGGGAGCGCAGGGTTTTCTTCCAGTATCTCTCCGATGACTTCGGGCGCGACACGCGCAGCTATCGGAACGGCTTTGATACCAGTCTCAAGCATCTCACCACCTGTCGGTGTCCCGATGGCGGGGATTGAGGGGTCAATAGCAGGCTGTGTCGGCGCAACCTCCATGTCCGGGGGAAGGCTAAGGTGCCCTGGTTTGCCAATCTTCATACCGAGCAGTTTAGCCAGTGCCCTCTGTCTAGCAGCGGCTTGCTCGTCCATCAAAAGTTTTAGCTGGTCTTGCGCGAGGTCTTCGCGAGGAGCGTAGTTGCGCAAGCCTTCGTCAGCTAGAGACTGCTCGTACTCTTGTTGAGCGATACCTTCGGGGGATTGCTCGAACGCTAGCTGCTCTGCCTCTTGCGCCTTCTGCTGGTCAAACTCTGCCTGCATGCGTCGGACACGTTCGTCTTCGCCCTCTCCGGCTTGAGGTATAAGCATGTCGGTGACACCCAAGTTGTCGAGCACCTTTCCGGCGTAAGGTACAACCGTATCGGTGACACCCAGGTCGTCGAGCATCTTTGAGAACAAGAGGGGGTTAAAGCGGCCCTGCATAGCTTACTCCATTTCGTCTTCTTCAGCAGCCTTATCAAGCATGGCTTCAAGAGCGTCTTCTTCTCGCATGTCTAACATGTCGGCGCGAGCCTTCTCGGGTAGGTCTATTCTGCGAAGATTGTAAGTTCGAGGCCGAACGGCCTCTTCGTGAGGAAGCATGGGCCTTGGACCTGCGCCCATACCGTCCATACGCATGCGGGGGATTCTTAACCGTTGCAGTAGCTCTTCGGTGCTGAATGGCTCTTCCGGCATAACGCGAGAGGGGAGGGAGCTTTCCGGCTCGGGCAGTGGCTCGGAGATAATCCCTGCGTCTCTGAACTGAACAGCAGCCAGTTCAGCGGCTTCGTCAGCAGCACGTTTGCGCGCTTGCAGGTCGGCAAGCATTTCAAGTTCTTCTGCGGTCAAAGGGTCAGCCATTGTCGGCCTCCAGTCTAGTACATGGTGTTTAGTTACAGTTGGCCCTTACTGATTTTGTCAACAACTCCGGGCATAACCGAGGAGATGGGTGTCCCGCCCATTTTTGATTTGACGCCAGTTTGTTTCGGCCCGGCACCCATACCATCCATGCGCATCACGGCACCAGGAGCTACACCGGGTTTTGCCGAAGCTCGACTGCGAGATTGCAGGTCTGCTAAAAGCTCAAGCTCTTCTTCAGTCAAAGGCTCAACCATTTTCAGCCTCTAAAACAACGGGGGTGGATTCTTCGATAACTTCGGTAGAACTAAAGTAATCGCCTCGCAGCTTTTTCGTCTCTCGCTTAACCTGCACCAAGGCAGTCACGATGTCGGAGTAAGTGCTGTCAGGGGATTCTTCTTTGGTGTTCTTTGCAGCAATAACCGTGAAGTTCATCTCATGCCACGCCCGAAGTTCTTTGGCGATGGCGGGGGTTATGCGTCCTTCCATGAGTGCGGCCATGATTTTGCAGCCGAAAGAAACCAAGTCATCGTAAGTTTCTACCTGATGACTCGCGATGAAGTCGGCGACTTCTTTGCGTTTATCCTTGGGAACCAGCAAAAGCCACTGGGCGTAATCACTGCCCCCGCCTTCTGATGGTCGGCCTCGGCCTTGGTTGCTCTTTGTGCGTGGTGGCATGGACGCTCCTGCTTGTAACTAAGATGAGGAGCTAACCGAGTCAAGCCTCCGGCTCGGTCCACCCCATCGACGACGCCATCTTCTTCATAGGCGACTGCGCTGCTCGGTCAATGTGCTTCAACGTGAGACCCTTCCAAACACGGACAGACTTGCGCTCTCCGTTGAAGGTCATCTTAGCAACCTTGGAGCGGAAGTCGCGCTCTGAAAGCTGTCGGCTAAACAATGAGTAGCTCTGCGGGCGCTGCTTCATGTCCTCGCACCACTCGACATAGTCGAGGTAGATTTGTTTCTTGGGCACAGACTTGCCTTCTCCGATAACGCACCTATCCTCCATGTATTCAGCGAGTACGTCCATCTCCTCACGATACTCGGTGGTTGCTAGGCGGACCTTGTCGGGCGGTCGGAGTCCGTTTTTCTGCCAGTCGAGGCATCCTTCGATGAGTCGATTCAGAATCCCTGGGGCTTCTTTCTTGAGCTTGTCAAACAAGAACGGGTCTTTCTTGTCCGCCGTGATTTTTACGCGCCACGGAATCCTGATGACGCGCCGCCAGATGCCCTCGTCGTTGCCCTTGATGATTGGGCGGTGGTTCGCTGCAATGCACAGCTTGTGCGTAGGCATAAACTGGTAGAAATCCTTACGCATCTTGCGGGCTTTGACGGGGTCGCTGCCTGTCAACTGCTTGATGAGCGCCTCTGCGAACGGCTTACCCTTCTCGACCTCGGCGTTGGCGACAAAACGTGCGCCCTCTAGGTCTGCGATTTCGGTAGGATGGGACTCATTGCGCTTTGCCATGAGTAGACCCGGTGCTCCTTGGATGGCGTATTCTCCGAGAACGTGCATTAAAACTAGCAATGCAGTGGTTTTGCCGTTGCCGCCCGTGCCTTCCATAAACAGCAGGACCTGCTCTGTCACCAGCCCGGTTAGGCAGTAACCAAAAAACCTGTGCATGAAGTCTACGAGGGACTCGTCGCCCTCCATCGCGTACAGAATAAAGTCGTCCCACAGGGGGCACTTGGCGTCCACGTCCAGGCTGACCGGGCTAATCTTCGTGATAAGGTCGGTTCTATCGTGTCCACTTAGTTTCCCTGTTTTTAGGTTGAGCGTTCCGTTAGCGAGGTTGAACAGCCACGGATCTGCATCCAAGGCGGCTGAAGCAATCGAGACATCCGCTTCGGTTGACGCCACCGACACCATCGCGCTAAGAGCACGGGCGCTTTCACTGCGAAGGGCGTGCTTCTCCAACAAGCGCCGCCGCTGACGATCGGATTCCGTGTTCGCCTCATCAAAGATAAGGCCAGCAGTCAGTTTCGCACAACGATGGACGGCCCCATCCACATCAAGTTTCCAACGAGTGTCGTCGAAGAAGTACCATGCGTCGTGAACCGCACAGTAACGTATACCGATGCCAAAGGCGTTGACCATACGTTTCGCGTTCCCGAGGTCCGTAAGGTTGTAGTTTCCCGACCCCGAGGCGACCAAGTCCGATGGTGGGCGCATTACAAAGTGCTCACCCGCAAGGTCTTGCAGGTTATCCCATCCAAGACTGCGGCCTTGGCTGTCTTTTTCGTGGCCCTTGCAGTTTTTGTGCAGGCAACCAGCGGCGATTCCGCCACCGTTGAACTGGACGACGTAAGCACTGCGGTCGGTGTGCGTCTGGTCCCAGGGGCACACGTCGAATACCCAACGACGACCCTTGCCCGCCCAAGGTTCTGGCCCCGTTAGCTCCGGGAAGTGGCGGTGCAGCCACAGACCAAGGCGAGCTTGCTCTCCACTGGAAAGTTTATCCCGCTCATTCTCCTCTGGAGAATCAGCCAAAAGCTCATGCAGTTGCTGCTGCTGGACAAACTTTTCCGGCGGATTTTTTGAGATGACGTGCGACAGCGGCCAC